GCACGCCGCCGCCAGATCATGGACAACGCCAAGCGCGACCGGATCGAAAACTACGAGTCGTCCAACGACGCCTATGTGATTGAAGACCTGGGCTGTGCGGCCTCGGTCGAGAACATCACCTTCGTCTGAGGTCCGCCATGAGCCACTGTCGCAAGCACTTCCAGCGCATCGCCGCGGCCACCGCCGCGGCGGCAGTCGCCGGGCCGGAGCAATCCATGGCCGGCGCAAACGCCTATGAAATCCAGCTGCTGCAACTCAACCAGGACCGGCTGCGCCTCAAGCAGGTGCAGTCGGAGCAGGGCAAGGCTGAGCTCAAGCGTTCGCTCATCCCGGCCTACGCCCCCTACATCGAGGGCGTGCTGTCTGCCGGCCACGGCGCGCAGGACGACGTGCTCACCACGATCATGGTCTGGTGCATCGACGCAGGCGACTTCGCCGGCGCGCTGACCATCGGCCGCTACGTGCTCGAGCACAACCTCAAGATGCCGGACCGATTCGCGCGCACCACCGGCTGCCTGCTGGCGGAGGAAGTGGCCAACGCCGCCCTCAAGCAGCAGAAGGCTGGCGGCGAGTTTGATCGCTTCGTGCTGACGCTCGCCGCGGACATCACCGCCGCGCACGACATGCCCGACGAAGCCCGCGCCAAGCTGCACCTGGCGCTGGGCAAGGCGTACCTGGCCGAACTGGACGAAGCCGCCCCGAACGCCGAAGGGCTGGAAGAAGCGCGCGCCCACCTCGCGCGCGCCATCGACCTGCACAGCAACTGCGGCGGCAAGAAGGACCTGGAGCGCGTCGAGCGCCTGCAGAAAAAACACGCGGACACCGCGCCGGCTCCGGCCGACGCGCCACCCGCTAACTGAGCGTCCCCCACGCACTCGGCGGCTCGGGGCTGATCAACGGGTTTCTCCTGCCCAGTTGTGACGCCCCGACCACCGCCGAACCAAGGGCAAGAACATGAGCGCATTCATCGCAGCAGGGGGCAGCCACGAGCCGCACCTCATCATCAACGATGGCTGGTTTCCCGACCTGGACGGCCAGCACATGCGCGAGTCGCTGCGCCTGGACGGCAGCGTCACCGACGCCCGCCTCGAGGTCGCCGCCGTCAACGCCATCATCGAAACCAACCGCGAGCTGGTCGGCTACAAGGCCCTGCGCCAAGCCGAAGGCGCCGCGAGCCTCGCCGCCGTCCCGGCCGAATCGATCCAGGGCGAAAGCCAGCTGCTGCACCTTTATCGTCGCGCCATCTACTGCAGCGCAGGTGCCGAGCTGGCCGAGCGGTACCGCGACTATAGCGCCACCGGCGAGGGCGCCGAGCGCGCCGAAGCACTCACCCCCACTGCAGACGAGTACCGCCGCGACGCCCGCTGGGCGATCCGCAGCATCCTCGGCCGCGTGCACACCACGGTCGAGCTCATCTGATGGCCAGCGTCCGCGCCCAGCAGGGCGACACCGTCGACGCCATCTGCTGGCGGCACTACGGGCGCACCGCGGGCGTGGTCGAGCAGGTGCTAGAAGCAAACCCCGGCCTGGCCGATCACGGCCCGGTCATCCCCAACGGAACCCTGATCACGCTGCCCGACGCCGCGCCGCAAGCCGAGCGCCGGCAGATGGTGAACCTATGGGACTGATCAACTGTGGACACTGGAATGAAGCGCATGCCTGACAGACCTGAAACCTGGGCGTGGCTCGCCGCCCTGCTGGAGCACAACTTCCCGATCCTTTACGCAGCTGGCCTGGCGGCGGCTATTTCCGGGTCTCGCCTCATGCTCGGCGGGGGCTCGCTGCGCCGCATCTGCTGCGAGTCGCTGGTGTGCGGCCTGATCACGCTCGCCGCCAGCCACGGGCTCAGCCTGTTCGGCATTCCCCTGTCTGCAGCGCCGTTCTTCGGCGGAATCATTGGCCTGGTCGGTGCCGAGGGCGTGCGTGCCGGCGCGAAGCGCGTGTTCGAGCGCAAGGCAGAACAGCTATGACCCAGCCCCTTGCCCTCGGCGACCGCGGCCAGGCCGTGCGACACCTTCAGCAACTGCTCAATGGCCACGGCGCTGGCCTGTATCTGGATGGCGACTTCGGCGCGAAAACCGCAGCGGCTGTGCGCGCCTACCAGCAGAAGATCGGCCTGGTGGTGGACGGCGTTGCCGGCCCCAAGACACTGGCTGCCCTCGCGGGGCAGGACTGCACCCGCCTGCTCAAGGAACAGGATCTGGTCCAGGCCGCGCAGCGCCTCGGCGTGTCGCTGGCCAGCATCAAGGCCGTGAACGCCGTGGAAAGCCGGGGCGAGGGCTTCCTGCCCAATGGGCGCCCGGCAATTCTGTTCGAGCGCCATGTAATGCACCGCCAGTTGCAGCTTCACGGTTTGAGCGAAGCGAAGGCCGATGCCTTGACCGCGCAGCATCCCGGCCTAGTCAACCGCCGTCCCGGCGGCTACGCCGGCGGCGTGGCTGAACACCAACGGCTGGCCAACGCCAAGCAGATCCACGCGGACGCCGCGCTCGAATCCGCCAGCTGGGGTCTGTTCCAAATCATGGGCTACCACTGGCAGCGCCTCGGCTACGCGGACGCGCGCCACTTCGCCGACTGCATGCAGCTCAGCGAGGCCGCCCAGCTCGACGCCTTCGTCTCGTTCATCGAGGCGGACCCGGCGCTGCTCAAGGCGCTCAAGGCCCGCAAGTGGGCCGAGTTCGCCAAGCGCTACAACGGCCCGGCCTACGCCAAGAACCTCTACGACGTGAAGCTGGCCCGTGCCTACGCCGAGTTCGCCGGCGGGCAGGAGCAGGCCGCATGAACGCCGTGCGCCTCTGGCTCATCGGCGCCGCCCTGGTTGCCCTGCTGCTGGCGGCAATCGTCGCGCAGCACCACCGCATCGTCGCCGAGCAGGCGCGGGCGGACCTCGCTACCGACCGGCAGCAGCAGGCCGAACAACGCAACGTCCGGCAGGCCGCCGTCATCGTCGCCCAGGAGCAGGCCCTCGGCGCCGAGCGCGCCGCCCAGGCCAGCCTGCGCGAGCAACAGGGCCAACTCAGGCAGGCGCTCGCCGCCCGCCAGATCACCATCGAGGGACTCAAACGTGAGAACGCCGAACTACGCGATTGGGCTGATCAGCCTCTGCCTGCTGCTGCTCGCCGGCTGCGCGAGCGCCCCGCAGTCACCGGAGCCGCTGGTTATCAGCATTGGCTGTCCCGCCGTGACGCCCTGCCTGCTGCCGCCATCGGCGCCGAGCAGTAACGGCGACCTGCTGGCCGACCTCGAGGCCCTCGAAACCGCCTGGGCCGAATGCGCCGCCCAGGTCGACATGCTCCACCGCCACCAGCAGGCCCAGCCATGAACAAACCCGAATCGCTGCGCGCCCACCTGGTCGCCGCCATCCCCGAACTCAAGCGCAACCCCGACCGCCTGCTGGTGTTCGTCGACAACGGCAGCATGCGCAGCACCGCGGCGCCGGGTCTGTCGTTCGAATACAGCTACACGCTGAACCTGATCCTGACGGACTTCGCCGGCCACCCGGACGCCATCGCCATCCCGCTTTTCGCCTGGGTGCTGGTCAACCAGCGCGAACTGATGGAGAACCTGGAGCGGGGCAGGGATGCCATCAAGTTCGAGGCGGACATCCTCGACAACAGCAAGGTCGACCTCAGCATCACCCTGCCGCTCACCGAGCGCGTGATCGTCAAGCGGCTGGATGACGGCACCCTGCACATCGAACATCCGCCGGAGCCGCAGCTCGACGCGTTCCTACCGGCCGGGCCATGGCAGCTGATCGCGGACGGCGAAGTCCTTGCCGAGTGGGAAAGCACGGCAGGCACCGGCACTGACATCGCCAGCCCGCACCCAGGCCCAAGCAATGGCTGACGACCTGAGCGCCCTCGAGGATTGGGCCGGCGCGCTGCTCAACCAGCTGCAGCCCGCCGAGCGCCGCAAGGCCACCAGCGCCATCGCCCGCGACCTGCGCCGCACCCAGCAACAGCGCATCGCCGCGCAGAGAAACCCGGACGGCACGCCCTACGCTCCACGTAAGCCCAGGCAGGAACTGCGCGCCAAGGCTGGCCGCATCAAACAGCGCAAAATGTTCGCCAAGCTGCGCACCGCCCGCTACCTGCGCCTGCAGAGCGATGCCAGCACCATTGCCATCGGCTTCGCCGGCCGCGTCTCGCGCCTGGCGCGCATCCACCAGTACGGCCTGCGAGACAAACCCGCCCGCAACGCAGCGGATATCCAGTACGCCAAACGCCAGCTGCTCGGCTTCACCGATGCGGATCTGAAGCTGATCCGCGACCGGCTCGTTGAGCACCTGGTGCGCTGACCCTGTAACGGCAACCGCTACACGCCCCCGCCAATGCGCCCCGCGCGCGCGAAGGCGAGCATGGGGCCATGAACACAACCGACCTCATGCGCCGCCTCGACAACCTGATCCGCCTCGGCACCATCGCCGCGGTGGACCACCAGGCTGCGCGCTGCACCGTTCGCACCGGCGGGCTCACTGTGCCGAACCTGCCTTGGCTCGCCCAGCGCGCCGGCAGCAGCCTGGACTGGGACCCGCCCACTGTCGGCGAGCAATGCATTCTTTTCAGCCCTAGCGGCGAACCGGCTCAGGGCGTCGCCCTGGTCGGCCTGTATTCACGGCAATGTCCGGCCCCATCGAAAAGCGCAAACGAGCGCCGGCGGGTGTATCCGGACGGGGCTGTGATCGATTACGACCACGTCACCCATACGCTCACCGCCACGCTGCCAGCCGGCGGCACCGCCAAGCTCGTCGCCCCCGGCGGCGTGACAATCCTGGGCGATGTGGCCATCACCGGCCTGGTCACCGTGAGCGAAGACGTGATTGCCGCAGGCATCAGCTTGGTCAGCCACTCCCACGGCGGCGTAGACCCCGGCCCGGGCAGCACAGGAGCGCCGCAATGATCGGCATGTCGCGCACCACCGGCCGCGCCCTGAGCGACTCCGCGCACCTGGCCCAATCGATCGGCGACATCCTCACCACGCCGCTCGGCTCGCGCGTCATGCGCCGCGAGTACGGCAGCCTGCTGCCCGATCTGATCGACGCCCCCTTCAACGACACCACCCGCCTGCAGGCTTACGCCGCCACCGCCATGGCGCTGATGCGCTGGGAGCCGCGCATCCGCCTGAGCCGTGTGCAGCTCAGCCTGGGAGATGTGCCCGGCCAAACCGTGCTTGAACTGGAAGGCACCCGTACCGACAGCAACGAGGCGCTCAACCTGCGCGTGCCCCTGCAGCTGGGAGCTAGCCTATGACTACCGCCATCGACCTCTCGCGCCTGCCGTCGCCCAACGTCATCGAGTCGCTCGACTTCGAACAGATCCTCGCCGAGCGCAAGGCCTACCTGCTCAGCCTCTACCCCGAGGCCGAGCAGCCCGCCG